TCGGCTGTACATAAAATGTAACTTTAAAATTCTCGTTTACTTCATTAGATTGGTGATTGTTGAAACGAAGTGACAAACACCAACGCGAACACCAACGAAAGGTAACTAATCCAATGAGCGCCAGCGACAACGAAACCTTCCTCCCGATTGCCGACATGGACGAATGGAAATCCTTTATCGCCGCCAATCGTGAGGCGTTGCTGGAGATCAGCGACATTGCGACTTGCTTTCGGCTTGCGTGCAATCAGTCGCTGCTGATCGGCGGCGGGGCGGCTCCGTTGTTTCGCGTCGGTTTTATTGACGCGGACTAGTTTCCAAAAAGCGACCAGCGACAACTGGTTGCGTCAACCAAACGAAAGGTAACTGACAATGGATCGTCAACAGGCAATCGAGATCGCCGTTGCCAGACACAATGAGCGATGCCGTGCATGGTGGCTATTTTGGACGCAGGGCGGAATTGAACCGAATGATTTGGACTATGGGTTCCATCATGGTTGGTTTGATCTCGAAGGCCACGGAATTGGACCACACGAGTACGCGCCCGGCCCAACGTACGACGCGGAGTAATTCTCAATCGTCGACGGCGTGAACGCGACAACGTTTGCGCCTCTCCCCTGAAACGAAAGGTAAACGACCATGGCACTGCACGGCACGATCATTCTTCTATCTCCCGGTAAATACGGGTTTGAATCGATCTCGACTCACTATGCCGAACCGATTCGCATTCGGCATGTGTGGGAAATGGAACGCGTTCGCACTAGTGGCTACTCCTATTGCCGTATCGATGAGGCGATCGGCATGCCTGCGACGTGCACGGATGGCCGCGTGTCCTGTTACCTAGGGCAGGGCAATTCGTTGGCCGGCGATCTGCCGCAAGGCGGCGCGACCAAGGCGATCATCTTGGAACAAACGTCTATCGCCCCTCCGAAATGCCGCGTTGAAACCCAATGGCGCAATGGCCGGTGGGAAAAGTACACGAAGGCAAAGGGCTGGCGGCCGGCCTGACAGACAGGACGAAACCGCGCCTTCGTGGCGTGGTCGCACCGTGACGCGGTGCCTGATGAGTCCAGACGATCCCGCGGCTGCGACAACGGCCTTTGGGACACGAACAACGAAAGGTAACGAGAATGAAGCGCGACATTTACACTGAAGTTTCCGCCCGCATTCTGCAGGAGCTCGAGCGCGGCGCGCTGCCCTGGGTCAAGCCATGGTCCGCGACTGCCGGCCAGAACACGCCGTGCAACGCGGTGACCAATCGTCCCTATTCCGGCTGCAACGTGATTCTGCTGTGGCTGGCGCGCGAACGCGGCTGGCCAACTCCACGCTTTGTCACCTTCAAGCAGGCGCTCGATGCCGGCGGCAACGTGCGCAAGGGCGAGCATGGGACCAAGGTTTACTTCGTGAAGCAGCTGCACATTAAGGACAAGAACGCGCCGGCGGACGAAGACGGCAAGATCATTCCCATGCTGCGCGAATACACCGTGTTCAACGTGGCGCAATGCGACGGGCTTCCCGATGGCGTCCAGGTCGGCAAGCCGATGCGGGTGCGCAATCCCGATACGCGCGACAGCCTCGCCGATGAGTTCATCGCCACGACGGGAGCCGATTTCCGCGAAGGCAATGGCGAAGCTTACTTCGCGCCGGGGGGCGACTTCATCTCGATGCCGGCCTTTGCCGCGTTCAAGGGCGCCGATCATTTCTACAACGTGGCGTTTCACGAACTGACGCATTGGACTGGGCACAAGCCGCGGCTCGACCGCGATCTAAGCGGCCGCTTCGGCAAGCGGGCTTATGCCGCGGAAGAACTGATCGCCGAGCTCGGGGCCGCGTTCCTGTCCGCCGAGTTCGGCTTTGACGGTGATGTGCGCAATGCCGGTTACATCGCGACCTGGATCGGATTGCTGAAATCCGACAAGCGGGCGTTCTTCACCGCGTGCAGCAAAGCGCAAGCCGCGGCGGATTATCTGCGCGGCCTGGCACTGGCCGAGCCGGAACTAGCCGCGGCGCCGGCCGCGCAGGCGATCGCGGCTTGAAGCAGGACGAAAGCACCCGTCTAAAAAATGTAACTGTACAACCAACAATCACTTCACTATATCAGTTGAACTGAACGAAACCCGCGGCCCGCGACAACGGGCTCGGGTTTCCCCCGGAACGAAAGGTGACGAATGACGAACAGAACACGACAAATGGAATGCTGCGTATGCGGCGCAAGCGCCGGCCGCTGGTTGCAATGGTGGAACCGCGACACCGGATACGGCGTGTGCATGTCCTGCGTCGACTGGACCGAGCAGCGCAATCGCGGTCGCGGTTTGACCGAAGAGCAAATCAAAACCGAGACCCGCGAGCTGTACGGCGTGGAAGGCCAGAATTATGGGGCGTCATTGGCGCGCCCGGACAATTCCTAGGCGCGATCCGACAAGACGCCCACTGTCGACAGCATCCACGATCGCAGCCCATGCGCCGCACCCGCTCACAGAGCCCGCGGCGCATGATCGGCGATCCCGCCGACGACGATCCGGAAAACCTGAAAGGTACGACCCATGTCGATTTCCAATGACGCCTCCTCGCCGCCGTCGCGAACGCTCTCGCCCATCATCCGCAACATTCTAATGCCGCCACTGATGGGTTTGCAGCATGCGCCGCTCATAACCTGGGCGCTGCTGACAATCACGGTCTGGCACAGCGGCGGCCCGGTCTGGCTCAATGTGCTGGTCACCGTCACGCTCAACGTCATGCTGTCTGCGATCTGGCCGCTGGTCTGGCTCTACTGGCTGGTTTCATTTCTGTTCGGGTACTGATGCCGCCCGTCGATGGCCCGGGGCAATCAAAGTCCCGGGCCGGCTCCTGCAATCAATTCCCGGAAAGCCCCGCCATGTCCCGCCGTCCGATCATCGCCTATTGCCGCGTCTCGACGCAAAAGCAAGGCGCCTCCGGACTCGGCCTCGAAGGCCAGCAATCCGCGATCGCGCGCTTTTGCGTGGCCGAAGGCTACGAGACCGTCGAGGCCTATATCGAGATCGAGACCGGGAAGGGCGCCGATGCGCTGGAGCGGCGGCCGCAGCTGCAAGCCGCGATGGAACGCGCCGCCGCCTATCGCTGCCCGGTCGTGGTCGCCAAGCTCGATCGCCTGAGCCGCGACGTCCACTTCATTTCCGGGCTCATGGCGAAGGGCATTCCCTTCATCGTCACCGAGCACCCGCGCGCCGACCCGTTCATGCTGCATATCTACGCCGCGGTGGCGGAAGCCGAACGCGCCAAGATCTCCGAGCGCACCAAGGCCGCACTCGCGGCCGCCAAGGCGAGAGGCGTCAGGCTCGGCAGCCCCAACGGCCCGCCGAAGCCCTTCGACGATGCCGCCCGCCGGCAGGCCACCGCCGCGCTCCGCCGCTATGCCGACGCCCGCGCCGCCCAGTTCGCCCGCATTCTGTCCGAGTTTCACGGCCACAGCGCCAACGCCACCGCCGCCGCCCTCAATGCGCGCCAGCTCCCGTCCGCCCGCGGCGGCCGCTGGACCGCCCGCGCCGTCATCAACGCCCGGGCAAGATTGGACGGCGCACGGCTGGACGGCACCACATCCACTTGTTAAATTACAAGACAGACGAAAGGTAAGCCAATGGACACCGAAGTCATTACCCTCGAATGGCTGGGGCGCACGCTCCAGCGCGTGCTCGATCGCGTCAATGCGTTCGAGCAGAACATCCCGCTGCAACTCAAGGGCATGAGCGGTCAGCTAAGGACGCTGGACGCCCAGCTCGCGGCCATGGATAACCGGCTCGGCAGCGTGGATGCTCACCTGCAATTGCTCGACAGCCGGCTGGATCAGCAGGATCTCAAGTTCCGGCGCATCGACGAAAGCCTGGATGCAATCGGCAACCTCGCAACGCAGATCGCCGCCGGTGTGTCGGCACTGCGGGGAAAGGTATGAGCGATAATGACTTCCGCGCCATCGTGCGCGAGGAACTCGCGCCCATCCGAGCTGAGCTCGACAGCATCAAGATCAAAGTCAGCGGCATACCGTTGATGGCAACGACGCTGCACGAATTACGCGACGATGTGCGCGAACTGCGCCGCGAAACCCGCATGCTCAAAACCGCGGTCAACGACATGGCGCGGGTCAGCATTACAGGCGGCGAAGTCGAGGCATTGCATGACGAGCTCGATCGTCTCGCCAACGATCAGATCGATATCAAGGCCCGGCTGGCGCTGCTCGAAGGCAAGGAACACCAGGGACCGGGCAGCGGCTGAAAGCCAGTCGGTCCTTGGCGCGACAACGCCAAGGACCTGGCTGCAGCCAGCCACCGCCGGGCAATCCGGTCCGCGGTGCGAAAGGTAATAACTCACCACGAACGCGGGAAGGCGGACCAGTGGCAATCATCACCGATAGCAAAAAACAGCGGGCCCTGAAACTCATCGCGCAAGGCCGCGTCACCGTCTCGGAAATGGGCCGCCTCGCCGGCGTCAAACAACAATCCATGCACACCTACGCCCGCCAGGCCGGAATCGACCCGGTAGCGGCGCGCCGGCGCTACCTCGAAGACCTCTGGCGCAGCGAAACGCGCCCGCGGCCGGCCGCGAATGGCCAGCAAGCAGCGGCGACCGCTCGTGGCAGCGCCTCCACCGCTTGACCGCACCCGCTGCAATCGCATATTTCACTTGACTCATGGCACCCGCCGCCGCCGCTGATGACGCCATCGCGGTCCGTCTCGCCGACGAGGGCGTGCCGTTGCGCGCCATCGCCCGCGCCATCCAAGTGCCCTCCGACACGCTGCGCGACCAACTCGCCCAGGCGCTCGACGACGGCCGGCTGCTCGAGCTCCCGCACAACGATTGGCCGCCCGGCTTCCCGCGTGATCAGCGGGCGCTGCAATTATCGCGCCTGATCGCCGCCGACCGCGACACCCTCGCCCGCGCGGTGCGCGCGCTGTTCCGCCTCACCACCACCGAGACGGCGCTGCTGCTGGCGCTGCTGCATACCCCGGCGATCGGCCGCGGCGGCACGCTCCGCAGCGTCCACATCCATCACCTGCGCGCCCGCCTGCGTCCGTTCGGATTAGCCATCGCGACGCTGTGGGGCGACGGCTACCAGCTCGCCGACGGCGATCGCCGCAAAGCCATGGATCTGATCCTGGCGCGGGTCGAGGGAGCTTAAAGGCAATGGCCATCACCAAGCGGATTCGCATCCTGGTTCGCGCCCATGCCGACGGGGTCGCTACCTCGTTCACTTTCGATCTGCTGACCGATCCCTACTGGGTCGGCGAGCAGACTCCCCAAGGGCCGGGCGGTCACCTCGTCAACTGGTTCGCCGACCCGGACGTCAAGAAAGGCGCCCCGCCGGTCGATGTCATGGTGATCGACGGCGCCGGATCAGCCACGCTCGCCGGCACTGCCGTCACCGTCACCGTCGATCCGAAACCGTCCGGAATGCTCTACGAGGTCACGCTCGGATTGGTTTTCGCCTGATCCGTAAACAGCTTCCGGGCCCCTAGGTCCACCCCGCCGCCGACACCCGCGGCCGCTCCTGCTTGCGGGTGCGCGGAATGAGCCGGCGGGCGAACTCGTTCACCAGATTGCCATGCACAACTAAGCAAACCTGCTGCAGGCAGTCGCAAACGTGCGAGAAGCCGTCGGCGTCGAACTTCTCCGGGATCGCCCGCAGCCCGCCGCCGGGATGCTTTTTGAAACGATAGCCGCCGGCCATGGCGCGAATGAGAAACGGACAGCCCGCCGCCGAGATCAGCAGCGCCGCCTTGCCGCCGACCTGCCGGCTGAGCAGCGTCTCCACCGCGCGCAACCGCGGGTCGATGTCGTTCGTCGGCGCCGGGAACGCCGGCAGACCCATGCGCTTGAGCGCGTCGAACGACGTCTCTTCCGCGATCGTGCCCCTGGCGACACCGGACGGATCGCCCACCAATATCACTTTCGAGCCGATGTATTTGTTCGAATACAGGCGCGGCCGCAGTTTCTCCTCGACCTGCTTTTCCAGCCCGATGTTCACCGCCGGGACTTCCTCGTGAACTAACAATCGCCCCTGATGGTCGACCTGGCAGATCAAGGCCCATGGATTTCTGCCGAAGTCGATCCCTACGACTAGGGGGTACCCAGGCACCACTAAGGTGTCCGGAACCACATGGAAACCCCGATTGAACGTCGCCCGGAACACCGCCTCGCCTGAAGGATCCTCGCCGTATTCCGCATAAACATAACGCTTAATCCACGGATGATCCTCGCTGCCGTACATCTCGATGAAGCGTTCGTAATATCGGCGTCCCTGCGCAAGACGCGATGAATGATTGATTGGAAGTTTGATGGTCTCCTCCGTTTGCAGCAAATAATTCAAGTTCTCCGCATTCGGAGCCATGCCGGATGGTTGAATGAACACCTGCCAATTGGGCGGCGGTTCCACCATGAATTTCTGCCACGGCGTCCCTTCAGTCGGCATGTTGGTATCGGCAATTATTCCATGGAACGATGGTGTCCCTCTATTAGCTGATGGATAGCGCCCGATGCGTCCGCTGATCGGCGCCACGACGTCGAAATTGCACTCGATAGCCTCGCTGATCCATGCCATGGAAAGTTGCATGCTCAGTAGCCGTGCCTGATCAGCCGCGTCTTCGAGCGGGATGAAAACCCACTCCGAACGCACGTCGCCGAAATTGAGATGAAAAGTATTCTCGCTGACCTTCCACTCGCCGAGCCCTGCAAGCCACGCTCGCGCGTCATTCAGAACAGTATCGCGCAATTGCCGCAGCGTTTGGCGAATGACGGCAACTCTGGTGTACCTGTAGCCATCCGGAGCCGGCGCCTGCTCCATCGCCCGGCGCAGCAGCTCGACGATACATGCAGTCGTCTTCCCGCTCCCGACAGGGCCGGCAATCACGCGACCAAAAGCATTGCTTCGCATGAAGCGTCCGCAAGCCGGCGGCGCGGTGTAAGTTAGTGACATTTGCTATCCACTGCCGAAACAAACAACGTCTTCGAGACGGGCTTTTTCGATCCAGCCTCGTCCCGTCATAAGTGCAACATCGCAGTTGCGGACGAAGAACCAACGACCAGTGCCAAGAGGAATGCCGAAGCTCGGCTTGGGAAACACGAAAGCCTGACCGTCGATGTTCCAGCACAAGGTCTCTGTCGGCCATGCAGCCCTGCGGGCCGCCTCCTTGGCTTCGGCTTGCGCCCTTTCTCGCAGCCAACGCGCTTCCCACTCCGCCCGAAGATCATAGTCCTGGTAATACTGCCGGCCCGGGCGTCCGGGTGCCACCATTGGCGTAACAAGCGCGGCAGGACGCGTCGCAGGGACCTCACGCTTGGGTTTGATCGTGCGTCTAGGCTTGAAAACTGTGGTGTCTACATCAACGGCTACCGCCGTCGTCCGGCGGAGAGATTCTCGTTGCAGGCTGTGACGGGTGCGGGGGTTTCCGTAAGGTTCTGGCGTCGGACTCGTCAGTTGCGCGGGCGCGAGTTCTCCGCCCAACTCGTCAAAGTCGGGATCCAAGACCTCATACAGCCAGTGAGGCGCTGTCATTTAGGCCGATGCTTGGCAAACGTCTTCGCCAGCGTCGCCCGCTTCCGCAGCGTCGGATTGTCCGAATGCGAGGCCGCCTCGATCTTCGCCGCCGGGATTTTCTCGCCTTCCGAGACTCCAAGTGAGCGGTGCAAAGCGCCGGGCTTCTTCACCGCGCCAGCCATCCAGTTTTTCTTAGCCATGTTTCTTCGGCCTCCCGCGTCCGCGCTTGAAGGGTGATACCGGCGGGCTCGCGGGCTTCGTTTCGATCACCCGCGGCGCGTCGATTACTTCGGTGTCGCCGGCCGCGTCGTCGACCGCGCCCGCGATCGCCTTGTCGTAGGTCTTGATGTCGTCGTCACCAAGGTTGATCGTGATCTGGAAACGTTCGCTCGACCGCGGTTCGGCCTTGGCCTCGCCGATGCCGGCCGACCGCGCCAGGTTCTTATAGGCCTCGATCACCGAGTTGAACGGCTCGCCAGCGTCGTGCATGCGGCGGTCGATGATCGGCAGCCCGCGCTCGAGCAGGATGGCCGCGATCGCCTTGACCCGCTCCGGCGCGGCGGTGGTGGCGTTCCAGTCGAGCGCGAACGCCGCCTTGGCCCGCCGGTAAATGGGGTCTTTCGAGATTTGATAGAACTCCGCCGCCGAGATGCCGAAGTCCTCCAGCACGTCCGGCCAGCGCCGCACGTTCATCACTTCCTCGCGCGCCAGCTTGTTCATCTTGGCTTCGTCGAAGCCGTCGGGGATGTCCGCCATGCATGCTCCTGCGCTG